AGTTGCGGAACGAAATTGCAAGATGTCATAATATGCAGCTTGCAAAGAAGATCCAGCTAAACAGTGCTTATGGTGCTCTATCTAATGTTTATTTTCGTTGGTTTGACCCTCGTCTTGCTGAGTCAATTACTAAAGCAGGCCAACTATCCATCAGATGGATGGAAAAAAAGATTAATGAATATCTTAACAAGTTATTCAAATCAACTGGTGAGGATTATGTCATTGCCTGTGATACTGACTCGATGTATATTAGGCTTGGACCATTGGTCGACTCTGTTTTCAAAGATAAGAAAGATCATGATAAGATTGTCAAATTTCTCGACAAAGTATGTGAGGATAAGCTAGAACCTTTCATTGATAGATGTTATGATGAGCTTGCATTGTATGTTAATGCTTTCGATCAGAAAATGAAAATGAAACGTGAAGCAATTGCAAACAAAGGAATATGGACAGCAAAGAAACATTATATTCTTAATGTATATAATTTAGAAGGTGTTCAATACAAAGAACCAAAATTAAAGATACAAGGGATTGAAGCAGTAAGAAGTTCTACTCCATCTGCATGTAGAGAGTACATTAAAGAAGCCCTTAAAATTATCATGAGTGATACGGAAGAAGACCTCGTAAGATTCATTGACTCTAAGAGAGTAGAATTCAAGACAAAACCTTTTGAGGAAGTTGCTTTCCCCCGAAGTGTCAAAGACATGAATAAGTATTATGACTCCAAAGCTGGTTACAGAAAGATTTCTAAAAGTGGTGTACCTATCCATGTTCGTGCTGCATTGTTATATAACCATCTTCTGAAAAAGAAGCAGCTAGATACTATTCTTAACCCGATCTATGAAGGTGACAAGATCAAGTTCGCTTACATGATGATCCCTAATCCAATTCATGAGAATGTGTTTGCAACTACTGGTTCATTGCCAAAACAGTTTGGATTAGACAAGTACATAGATTATGATACTCAGTTTGATAAAGCATTTGTAGAACCAATCAAAACAATAGTTAATGTAATGGGATGGAGAACAGAACGTGCAAGCTCGACGCTCGAAGACTTTTTCGGAGACTAAAATGATAGAAGAAGATGATTTTGATTTTGGATTTACCACAGAGCAAGATACATCTCCTGCTCTAGCTGAATCTTTGAATGACTATAAATCTAGAATGGAAAGAATGTATAAGGCTATCCTTCCTTTACTGAACAATCTTGAAAAAAATCCCGATCAAGAAATGATAAAATGGCCTAACAGAGACAAGAAAATAAAAGAATTTAAACTTAAACTAAAAAATATTTTGGAAGGAAAAGAATGATTTACTTTAAATCAGAGGGAAAACTACCAACATACAGTAAAGATTTTACTGAGCCTAAAGGAGCTGCTCATGATAATTCAGGAAGTACTTACTTCACTGAAGCAATAGAAAAAAGATTTAAAGGAGAGCAAATTTACTATCTTGATCTTGGATGTGCTGGAGGTCAGCTAGTAAAAGATATGCATGATAAAAGACATTTCGCATTTGGTATTGAAGGATCTCCTATTCAAAAAGAAGAAAAGAAAAATAATTGGCCTTTAATTCCAAATAATCTATTTGTTGCTGATGTCACAGAAAAGTTTAGATTTTATTCATATGATGAAAATGGTCAAAGTACTAAAATTTTATTTGATGTTATTTCTGCATGGGATGTTTTAGAACACATTCCTGAAAATAGGCTTCCAGGACTGATTGAAAATTTAGTAAAGAATCTTAAACCTAATGGTTTTTTTGTTTGTGGTATTGCTGATTTTGAAGATGAAGGTTACCATGTAACATTACACGATAAGGAATGGTGGATTAAATTTTTTGAAGATCGTAAAATGAAGTTTGTCGAGGAGGATCCTCAAGAACTAGCTAGAAAATCTAGCTTTCATCTTAAATTTAAACTTGCGGAGATTTAATGACCGATTTTTTTAAGTCGTTGGTCAAAGAACTTAAAGACCCAAACACTTCTATACTAGAAGATGGAGAATCATCTGCTGAATTCAGCGGTTGTATAGATACTGGCTCTTATATATTAAATGCTGTGTTATCTGGTAGCCTTTATGGAGGAGTTCCAAACAACAAAATAACAGCATTTGCTGGTGAATCTGCTACTGGTAAGACGTTCTTTGTTCTTGGTGTTGTCAAACAATTTTTAGAAGACAATCCAACTGGTGGTGTAATCTATTACGACACTGAAGCTGCAGTGACAAAAGATATGATGTCTAAGCGTGGGGTTGATACTAAAAGAGTTGTGATTGCAGAACCTGACACAATTCAAAAGTTTCGTACTCATGCAATGAAAGTTCTAGAATCGTATGATAAACAACCAAAGGATTCGAGACCTCCAATGATGATGGTATTGGATTCATTAGGGTTGCTATCAACAACAAAAGAAGTAGAAGATACCACTGAAGGTAAAGATGTCCGTGATATGACTAAATCACAGGTCATCAAAGGAGCGTTTAGAGTATTAACACTTAAGCTAGCACAAGTCGGAGTACCAATGCTAGTTACCAATCATGTTTACGAACTCGTAGGATCATATGTACCAACAAAAGAGATGGGTGGAGGATCAGGACTCAAATATGCTGCCAGCACTATTGCGTTCCTCAGCAAAAAGAAAGAAAAAGACGGAGACGGAGACGTCATTGGAAACATTATTAAAGTGGCAATGCAAAAATCTAGGTTTACAAAAGAGCACTCAAGAGTCGAAGTGTTACTTACTTTTGACAAAGGGTTAGATCGATATTATGGTTTGTTGGAGCTAGCTGAGAAACATGGTATCTTCAAGAAAGTATCAACAAGGTACGAACTTCCTGACGGTACTACTGCTTTTGGTAAACAGATCAACAATAATCCAGAAAAGTATTATACGACAGAAGTGATGGAGCAGCTTGAATTAGCTGCAGCCAAAGAATTTAAATATGGTTTAGGATAATGATAGAAGATTATGTAAGACATTCTCTGTGTGATATTCCATCTGCTTGGGGTGATGGTAACTGTAACGGTCATATCAATGTTGCTCAGTTTTTAATACAACAATTAAAACCTCAAATTACAGTTGACCTTGGTGTAGATTATGGATATTCTCTTATTTCTCTTGCTTACAAGAATCCTGGTATGGTGTTTGGTATAGATTGTTTTCAGGGCGATGAATGGACAGGTGAAAGGGATACGTATCAATATGTTAATCAAAAAATTCAACAGTTAAATTTTAATAACGTAAAACTTATTAGAGGATACTTTGATGACATAATTAACACTTGGTATCTTCCAATAGATATTCTTCATATAGATGGTTTTCATTCTTATGAAGCTGTTAAAAATGATTTTGAAAAATGGTCTCCCTACGTAAAGAAAAACGGAGTTATAATGTTTCATGATACTAACAGTCACGACAGTAGGTTTGGTGTGAAACAATTTTTTAATGAATTGGATTTACACAAAGTGGAATTTTTTAATCACCAAGGATTAGGTGTAGTTAGTAAAAACCAACAAATTATCGAACAATTAAAAAATTTCAAACATGATTGAAAAGAGTGTAATCTCTAATCTAATCCTTGACGAACAATACTTCAGAAAAACAATTCCGTTCATAAAAGAAGAATACTTTCACGATCAAACTCACAAAGCTACGTTCAGGTTGATTGATCAGTACGTTAAGAAATACTCAAAGCAACCTTCTAGAAAAGCTCTGTTGATTGATCTTGAAGAGACTACTCTTTCACATGATGAAGTAAAAAACGTCAAGGAATTTGTAGATAACCTTGATAGTGATCCTATCAAGGACAAAGAGTGGCTACTTGATCAGACTGAAAAGTTTTGTCAAGATAAAGCTGTGTATAATGCTATTATGAATAGCATCCAAATTTTAGATGGAAAGGGCGATAAAGGAAAAGGTGCTATTCCTCAAATACTATCAGATGCTCTTGCTGTATCGTTTGATACGCATATTGGGCATGACTTTTTAGAGGACTATGAACAACGCTATGACTTCTACCATAGAAAAGAAGAAAAGGTTCCATTTGATCTCGACTATTTCAACAAAATTACAAAAGGCGGTCTTGCACGCAAAACCCTTAATATTGCTCTTGCTGGTACTGGGGTTGGTAAGTCTCTCTTTATGTGCCATTGTGCTGCATCTAACCTCACTAAAGGACTCAATGTTCTATACATTACGCTAGAAATGGCTGAAGAGAAGATTGCTGAGAGGATCGATGCTAATCTTCTCAATGTGACGATAGATGAACTGGCAATGCTTCCTCGAGATGTTTATCAGAAAAAGATCGATCGCGTCAGAGGAAAAACAGCTGGTAAGTTGATCATCAAAGAGTATCCAACTTCATCAGCAGGATCAGCAAACTTTAGACATTTGTTGAATGAGCTGAAAGTTAAGAAAGGGTTTCTACCAGACATCATCTATATCGACTATCTAAATATTTGTATGTCTTCTAGATTCAAGCACGGATCAAATATTAATTCTTATACCTATGTTAAAGCGATTGCAGAAGAGTTACGGGGTTTGGCGGGCGAGTTCAATGTTCCCATTGTCTCTGCGACTCAGACTACTCGCTCTGGATATACAAATACGGATCTTGGACTCGAA